AATCGTGATGCTATTCCCAGTATTCTTTCTGATGCTCTTGCTGTCAGTTTTGACAATAATATTGGACACGATTACTTAAATAACTATGAAGAGCGATATGAGTACTATCACAGAAAGGAGGATAAAATTGAATTTGATCTTGAATACTTTAACAAAATCACAAAAGGTGGTCTCCCTAACAAAACTCTCAATATCGCACTTGCTGGTACGGGTGTCGGGAAATCTCTATTCATGTGCCATGTGGCTAGCTCCGTCTTGCTCCAAGGACGGAATGTTCTGTACATTACGCTTGAAATGGCAGAAGAGAAAATTGCTGAACGAATTGATGCAAACCTTCTGAATGTAAATATTCAGGAGTTATCAGATCTTCCTCGTTCTACTTTTGAAACTAAGGTTACAAATCTTGCAAAGAAAACTCAAGGAACTTTGATCATCAAAGAATATCCTACTGCTTCTGCTCATAGTGGACACTTTAAGGCATTACTTAATGAACTTGCACTTAAGAAGTCATTCCGACCTGATATTATTTTTATTGATTACCTTAATATTTGTGCTTCCTCTAGGCACAAGGCAAACAGTTCTATCAATTCTTATTCATATATCAAATCAATTGCGGAAGAACTTAGAGGACTCGCCGTTGAGTTTAATGTCCCAATTGTCTCCGCTACTCAGACCACTCGTAGTGGTTTTGGTAACTCTGATGTTGAACTTACTGATACTTCTGAATCCTTTGGTCTTCCTGCTACTGCTGATCTTATGTTTGCCCTTATTAGTACCGAAGATCTAGAAGGTTTGGGGCAAATTATGGTGAAACAACTTAAGAACCGATATAATGATCCAACCATTTACAAGCGTTTTGTTGTTGGTATTGATCGTGCTAAAATGCGTCTCTATGACTGCGAACAATCTGCACAAAAAGACATAGTTGACACTGGACAAGAAGAGGAGTATAATGATAGTGAAGAAAAGAAACTAAAAAAATCATTTGAGGGATTTAAATTTTAATGGAAACTGCTAGACACGTTAATTTTAATAAATATGCTGAGTTTGTAGATATAGTCACAAGTGACGCATCTAAAGATTTTCTTGCTCTTTCTGATCGTTTGGTTCAACTGGATGAGAAAGGTGCTAATATTGAACGTCTTCTTACCGCAGGTGTTGGTATCAATGCCGAAGGTGGAGAATTCCTTGAGATCATTAAGAAAATGGTCTTTCAGGGGAAACCTTATAATGAAGACAACCGCGAGCACTTGATCATTGAACTGGGTGATATTATGTGGTATGTTGCTCAAGCTTGTATTGCACTTAATGTAACTCTTGATGATGTCGTTGCTCGTAACGTACAAAAACTTCTCAAGCGTTATCCTGAAGGTGCTTTTGATGTTTATTTTTCAGAAAACCGTGCTGCTGACGATAGATAATAAATATTTCAAAAAATGTCCTTGATTGGAAAAAGAAAAGGAAGACCAACTACAAGAATTCAATTTGATTTAATTCTTAAAAGTTTTAAGATCTTCCTTAAAAGAGAACTTCAACTTACTTATGATATTCCAGTTATTCTTGTGGATGATGCAGACTTCGCAAAAACAATTAAAGCATTTGGTCAAATATCAAACAAAAATGCAATTCATCTAAGCGTTGTTAATCGTCATCCCATGGATATCTTAAGAACCCTTGCTCATGAGTTTGTTCATTATAAACAACATACGGAAAGAAGTATTCATCATAGAAGTTCTCATGCCGGAAGTCCATTAGAGAATCAAGCAAATGCAAAAGCAGGTGAAATCATGAGAAAATATGGTTCCCTACACCCAGAACTATTTGATCTTATGCCTATAAGATGAACGCAGTTTTCATTAATGAATAAATATATTATACAGATCTTATTAGATTTATAATATATTAAAGAATGAAAACATTTCTCCAGTTTATAACTGAAGCAACCTCAGCATCAGTTCAAGCAAAAAGACTTGGACTTGTTGGTGATGGCCATGGTGGATGGTATAATAGAGCCACTGGCGAGTTTGAAGCAAAAACTGTCAGTGGACAATTAAAGTATTTTAATAAAAGGCAAATTATTGGTGGAAAAGATCCATCTCAATCTGAATTTGAAAAAAATATCCCATTGGGATCTTCTTATCCTACTCAACAAACACCTCAGATTCCACCAGAACAGCAGGCAGTTCAGCAAGAACCTGTTCCTCAAGAAGAACCTGTTCCTCAACAAGAACCAGTTATAACTCCTCCAGCAGTTCCAAAAACTAAAGGAACTCTAACAATTGCTTTTGGTCGTTTCAATCCTCCAACCGTGGGGCATCAGCAATTGATGGATACTGCTGCAATGATTGCAATGGAAGAGGATGGGGATTATATTGTTGTACCATCTAGAAGTTATGATGCAAAAAAGAATCCATTAGATCCTGATACCAAAATATCATTTATGAGAAAGATTTTTCCAGATCATAGTGAAAGAATTGTAAATGATGCAAATTTTATATCAATCTTTGATGTTTTAAAAAAGGTTCATAATGATGGTTATACTAATGTAAGGATTGTATGTGGATCTGATAGATCAAAAGAATTTGAAAAATTGGCAAATAATTATAATGGGCAACTATATCAGTTTGATGTAATTGAAGTATTGCCTTTGGAAAATGAGGATCCAGATACTAAAAATGTAGAAGGATTATCTTCATCTAGACTTAGACTTGCTGCTGCTGAAGGTGATTTTATGACATTTCGTTCTGGACTTCCTCCTAAAATTAAAAATAAAGATGCGTTGCAACTTTTTGATTTGGTTCGTCAAGGAATGGGAATTTTGGAAATGCAACAAGAAGGATATAATATTTGGGAAATTGCTCCAGAATATGATTTACAATCTTTAAGAGAAAATTATATTGATGGAAATATTTTTAAACTTGGAACTTTTGTAGAAAATTTAAATACTGGAATGATAGGTAAGATAACTCGTAGAGGAACAAATTATTTAATTTGCGTATCTGAAGGTGGTATGATGTTTAAATCCTGGATCAAAGATGTTAAGGAATCATACTCTGAAAAGTATATGTCCAAATTGATGAGACTTCCTGGAAAACCTTATAGTGTAAATATGATAAATAAAAATAGGAAAAAGTAAAACGTTAAATTCTTCATATGAAAAAACATATTGCTGAAGATCTTCCTGCAAGAAGTCATCCCCAGGCACAATTATCTTCCCAAAATAAGAAACCAGAAAGTAGAGATTCTGGTAGAGATGATGATAAGGGGGGAGAAAAAACGCCAGAACAAAAAATTAGACAAGCAGTATATGATATTCGTTATCGTGCAAGAAGAGAAAATATTCCATTGAGATCTGCATACTCTCAGTTTATGCAAAATAGTTCAATGGGCGAAGCAGAAAAATCGGAAGTAAGAAAAAAACTTTTTGGTGGATCTGAGGGAATGCAAGCAGAAGACTTTAGTATGGATATGAAAGAATCTGCATCCAGTTCAATGGCAAAAGCACTTTATAAAGTATTTGTAGAAAAGAAAAATGAAGTCATTGATATTGATGAAATTAAGAGTAGATTAGAGGAAGACGCAAATCAAACCTCAGAATCTAAAAAGTATAAGGTAAGAGTCACTGATAAGGAAAATAGTGTTACTTATGTTAGATATGCAACTCGTGAAAAAATTAGTCAACTTAGAGCACGAGGACTAGAGGTTGAAATGACCGAATATGGAGATCCATATGAAGGTGAAAGAACTAAAGGTGAAAAAACTGCCGAAGTTCTTGGTAAAAGAGCAAAGAAAGATTATGATGGTGATGGTAAAGTTGAAAGTGGTGCAAAGGAACATGCTGGAGCAGTTCATAATGCAATTCAACGTAGAAGAGGTGGAAAACCTGACGGAAAAGATACTTCAAGTGTAAAGGAAGAATTTATTGGTGAAGTATCAAAAATGTCAAATTTACCTCAAACTGATGCTTCAGAATATTTGAATCAAGATTCAAATAATGTTCAAATAGATATTTTACCTGCGAATAAAAAAAATAAAATTACAGTAAATCCAAACAATACTGTGTTGGCACATACTGAATTGAGTGGTGAAGTAATTTCTGAAACTGGATATTCTAAGTTTCTTGGAATGCTTCAGGAAAAAAAGATGACAAAAGCAGCAAAAACAAAAGAAAAAAAACTAAAGAAAAAGTATGACTCTTCTGGCATGAAAGCATCAATGCAAGACCAATATGGTACAGAAAATGGAAAAAAAGTTTATTTTGCTTCAATTCGTAAGCAAGCAATGAAAGAAGAATCTGAATGTGGTAGTGAAAATAATAAAAAGGAAATTGATAAAAGATCACTTCCAACAACCAAAAGTTTGATTGCTAGTAAATTGCAATCAATGGGAGTAAAAAATCCTATTGTGATGGCAGCATCTTATGAACCAGAAGGTGAAATAATTGATGAAAGAACAAGACAAAGGAAGGAAGAAGGTAAACCAAGACGTAAACCAGATCCAGCTTTGATGATTGTAAGAGGTCAAAATGAAACAGGATTTATGACTAGAAGTGGTGGGACTGTTGCTCAGCATAAACAAGGAAGAGGAGTAAAAAAAGATCGTACAGGTCCTGTAGAACCTCAAAGACCAGCAGTGACTCCGGCAGATAACGTTGCAGAAAGAAGAAGAAGAAGATCACTAGCAGCAAATGAC